AGAGCGACCGCAACTTCTGGGAAACGTACGTCGACCTGTGGGCCGGGAAATGGCCGAAGATCGTCGTGTCCTACAAAACGTCGAGCCTCCGCCAGACGGCGCTGGACGTGCGCAGCTACCGCAACGCCTGGAGCGCCGGAGAAATCACCTTCGACGGGCACCCGGAGTTCGAGCGTGCGCTGGCCAACGCCCGACGCAAGGAGATCACGTCGAAGGATGACGACGGCAACCCGCTCTGGATCATGGTCAAGGAGAGCAAAACGTCGACGAAACGGATCGACGTCGCGTACTCCGGGATGCTGTCGTGGGCCGCACGCGCACACGCCATCCAGCACGGCGCGCTGAAGCGCGCCGGCTCGAAAGCCGGCCGGACGACCGTCTACATGGGTTAGGCAGCTTCAACGGACAGAACGCGGTATCCCCGGTCCGTGGCGGACTTACGGGCGACGGCCTCGGACTCAGCCTCGACGCGGGCCTGGCTGGTTGAGGTTGACCCGAACTTGTTGGTCATGGTGAACTTGACGACGTAGGTCTGCATGGTGCTCTCCTTGTCCTCGTTGATCATGAGATGATCATAGCACAAAACGTGGGAAACGTACACCTCCTGCGCAATTTTCCGGAGGGCCAAGTTGGCGATCACCACGACACCTGACGACGCTCTCCGCCTCGCGGTCAAGCTGTGCAAGCGGCTGGACGACCGAGCGACCGAGATCGAAAAGTACGAGCGGTACTACGAAGGGCAGCACAACCTGCGCTTCGCCACCCGCAAGTTCAGGGACGCCTTCGGCGCCCTGTTCCGTGAGTTCGCCGACAACTACTGCGGGCTGGTCGTGGACTCGACGTCCGAGCGCCTCCGCATCGAAGGCTTCCGCATCCCGACTCCGCAGAAGGAGAAAGAACAGGAAGAAGCCGCCGAAAAGCAGGAAGAAGCCGTCGCGCTCCAGGCCGAACGCGCCCACGAACTGGCGCTCGCCGAAGCCTCGGCCGCCACCGTCGCGCAGGCCGCCACCGGCTCGGGCACCCCCACCGGCAGCGCCGCGCCCGCTCCCGTCGTGCCCCCGGCCACGCCGGCTGCGAAACCCGACCTCGATGTCGACTCCAGCGAACCGCAGCAGATGATCGTCGGCGACTCGGCCACGGGCGACGACGAGGCGTGGGAGATCTGGCAGCGCAACAACCTCGACCTCCAGTCCGACCTCGCCCACGAGACCGCGCTGGTCACGGGCTACTCCTACATCATGGTCGGCCCGCAGGACGACGGCTCCACCGAGAACCCGCTGATCACGATCGAGCACCCGCTCGAAGTCATCCACCAGACCGCGCCCGGCAACCCCACCCACGTGACCGCCGCGATCAAGCGCTGGTACGACGAGGAAGAGGGCCGCTGGTTCCTGACGCTCTACACGCCGGACTCCGTCTTCCGCTACCAGAGCAACTCGACGAGCAAGAACACTCCCGGCACGCGCGTCGCGACCTCTGACCGCACGGGGCGCTGGGTGCCGCGCGAAGGCACGGATGCGGTCATCAAGAACCCGTTTCCTGACGAAACCGTTCCGGTCATCCCGATCGTCAACCGCCAGAAGATCAACGGCAGCGGTCGCTCGGAGCTCGCGGACATCATCCCGCTCCAGGACGCCGTCAACAAGCTCTGCAACGACATGCTCGTCGCGTCCGAGTTCGCCGCCTTCCGGCAGCGCATCCTCACCGGCATGGAGATGCCTGAGGACGAGCACGGCAACATCATCCCCGACTTCGACCTCAAAGCGGCCATCGACCGCATCATGGTCATCAAGGACGAAAACGTCAAGGTCTCCGAGTTCGGCGTCACCGACCTCTCGACGTACGTCAAAGCGATCGAACACCTGCGCGACGACATCGCGGCCATCAGCCGCACGCCGCCCCAGTACCTGGTCGGCGAGGTCGTCAACGTCTCGTCCGAAGCGCTCAAGGCCGCTGAGTCGGGCCTCGTCCAGAAGGCAAAACGGCGCTGCCGCTTCTACGGCGAGTCCTGGGAGCAGGCCATGCGCATCGCCTTCCTGCTGAAAGGCGACGAGGAACGCGCAGAATCGTACGCGGCGGAGACCATCTGGGCCAACCCGGAGGTCATGACCGAAGCCGCGCTCGCAGACAGCCTGTCCAAGTACATGGTCCTCGGAGTGCCGATCGTCGCCATCTGGGAACGGATGGGCGTCTCGCAGACCGAGATCAAGCGCTGGCTGCAGCTCAAGACCGAAGAACCCGAACTTCCCGCAGGCTGGGCGGCCGCCGTCGGCTCGCTCGCGAAAGTCTCGCAGAAGGACGTCGAGTGATGAGCAGCGTCCCGTTCGTCACCGAACAGGCCGCTGCCATCGCGCTCGCCATCAGTGCCGTCAGCTTGATCGGCATCGGCGGGATCGTCTCGACGCTCTTCTGCCACCACAGCGGGTGCTACCGCCGCGGCCGGTTCCGCCACGGCCACTACAAGCTCTGTCACAAGCACCACCCCGACGTCCCGTCAGACGGACAGATCGGGCAATCCCAGATCAGCGAGGTCCGCCAGGCGCGGGCCTCCACCGACGACCCAGGAGGTCACGATGCCTGACGAGACGCCAGAGGAGAAGGCCGCACGCGAGGCCAAAGAGGCAGCCGACGCTGCCGCAGCCGCAGCCGCTGCGGAGGCCGCCCCGTCCGACGAGGACACAGACGACGCCGCAGCCGAGCGCGACGCAGCGCAGGCCGAGGCGAAGAAAGCGCGCGAGGAAGCCGAGGCCGCGAAGGCCGAAGCGAACACGGCCAAGGCCGAAGCCCTCGAGACGAAGGCCGACGCGGCCGACGCCCGCGCGAGCGCCGCGGAGGAGAAGCTCCGCGCCGCCGAAAAGGACAAGACCTTCCCGAAAGAGGCGATGGAGAAGGTCCGCAAGGAGGCGGCCAAATACCGCACCGAGGCGAACGACGTCAAGACCGAGCTCCAGCGCATCAAGGACGAGGCCAAGTCCGAGGCACAGCGCCTCGAGGAGAAAGCCACGTCGGCCGAGCAGCGCGCGGTCAAGGCCGAGCAGGAGCTGCTCCGCTTCAAGGTGGCCCAGAAGCTCTCCGTCCCCGCCGACCTCGTCCCTCGACTCGTCGGCGAGACCGAGGAGGAGCTCGAGGCGGACGCCAAGAAGCTGCTCAAGAGCCTCGGCGCCTCAGGCGGCCGCGGCCTCGACCAGGGGTCCCGCGGCGCAGGCTCAGGCGCCGGCCCGGAGAAGGCCACCGACATGAACGCTTGGCTCCGCAGGGGTCGCAACCAGTGAACTGACCCGGTCCGGGAGGGCCGGAGGAAGAACCGCGCTCGGCCCAGGTGGTCGGCGCCACAGAGACCGGAGTCCAGGCGACTCGCGGTGACAACAACCAGAAACACCGCAGCGCCGCGTTGGCCTGACGGTGAGACCAACGCACTCCCAAGCAAACCTACTAGGAGAGACGAATGTCCTACGGAAACATCATCGATCGCTCGGGCGCCGCGGCGCTCATGCCGGAGGAGGTTGCCTACAACCTCATCCAGCAGCTGAACGGCGAGTCGGTCGTCCTTCAGGCGTTCACCGAAATCCCGGTGACTCGCGGCCAGGTCCGCATGCCGGTCATCTCAGCCCTCCCGATGGCGTACTTCACCGGCGCCGACACGGGGCTGAAGCAGACCACGCAGATGGACTGGAAGAACAAGTACCTGAACGTCGAGGAGATCGCGTGCTTCGTGCCGATCCCCGAAGCCGTTCTCGAAGACGTCGACATCGACGTCTGGGCGACGATCGAACCCCGTCTGAAGACGGCGATCGCACGCACCCTCGACGCCGCCGTGCTGTTCGGCGAAGGCGCCCCGGGCACGTGGCCCACGTCCATCGTCCCGGCCATCAAGGCCGCGGGCAACTACGCCGTCCGAGGCACCAACGCCGCGGCCAACGGCGGCATCGCGGCCGACATCGCGAACGCGATCGGCACGATGGAGGAAGACGGCTTCGCGCACGACTTCGTCGCCGCGGCCGTCTCCATCAAGGGCAAGCTGCGCAACGCGCGCGACACCCTGGGCCAGCACCTGCCCGAAGTCAACGCCGAGGAAGTGTACGGCTCGCCCGTCACCTACCCGGCGCGCGGTCTGTGGCCGGTCTCGGCCGTCCCAGGCCACGAAGAAAAGCCGGAGATGCTGTTCCTCGAAAAAGAGCAGTTCATCGTCGGCGTCCGTACGGACATCGACCTGACCCTCATGGACCAGGCCGTGCTCCAGGACAACGAGGGCAACATCGTGTACAACCTCGCCCAGCAGGACCTCGTCGCACTGAGGGCCCGCTTCCGCGTCGGTTGGCAGGTGTCCAACCAGATCACCTACGACAACCCGACCGACAGCACCCGTTACGCCGGCGCGCTGCTCGTCTCGCCCGCCTGATCCAGGCCGGCTAGTCGACTCGGAAGAGAAGGAGAAAGAAGATGCCTGACGAACGTCCCTTCCTGCAGCGCGCGGAAGCGGAAACCAAGGCCGAAAGCCAGGCCCCGCGCGTCATCACGCGCGAGGTCGAGCTCCAGGCGGTGGCCGCGAAAGCGACCGCCACGACCGTCGTCACCGTCGCCGGCTTCGCCGGCACGGTCGCGGACGTCGAGTACGCCACCAACGGTCCGGTCGCCCTCTCGGCCACCGAACCGCGAACGATCACGGTCATCAACCGCGGGAGCGCGGGCCTCGGCTCCGCCGTCGTGGCGACCCGCTCGTTCACGACCACGGGATCGGCTCAGATCCAGAACAAGATCCCGCTCGTCGGGAGCGGCGTGGCCGTGGCCCCGGGTGACGTGCTCGTGGCCGAATCCCACGACGCCGGTGCCACCGGCACCTCCGACCCGGGCGGCCTGTTCAAGGTCGTCCTGGCGCGCACCACGCGCGTCGGCTCCGGGATCGAAAGCGGCACGGGTTACTTCGGTAGCCCGACGCTCGGCGCGTGAGCGCGGACGGCACAGCAGTGAGAGGCAGCGCGGTCGTCGGTTCGGGGCAGGACCCCGAGCAATT